CCAGAGGGTGATTACGGTAGTTTCCAAGCGGAAGTAAATGAAGACAGTTATAGGATAGCATGGAAAGCAAATGATCCTAAGACTGCTTACATCACTAAGGACATTAAAGAGAAGGCAGGATTCCTCGGATTAGCAAATAACACTACTAAGGTAGTTGAAGAGTACTTCATGGATGGTAAGACCAACCAAGGTGGAGCAGTAAGTAACAAGAGAAGTTGGTTAGCACCTTACCAAGAGTTTACTGACAGCAATCCCGAACTCTCAGACAAAGATTTAGCATGTATTAAAGCAGTAGGTAGTGCTGAAGGTACAGGGAGATTAGTCGGAACTAGCGTTGGAGCAGCAGCAGCACCCGCAGTTAGCAGTATACCCTTCGTTGGTTGGGTAGCAGCAGGGTGGATAGCAATGTTTGGTGGAGAACAGGGAGCAGAGATAGGTGGAAACATGGCAGAGGATATGAATAAGAACTGTTAATGTGGAGAATTTGGGCAAAAGCACTCGGAGACAAGTCTGGAAAGTCGAATCGAGAGGCAGATATCATAGCGGGGATACGTACTTTCATCTTTATACAACTTATAGTGACCAACTGCTTCATCGTAGCGGGTAACATTAGGCACTGGAACGATGCTCACATGGACAAATCCTTAAGCAACCCTAAAGAATTTGTGAATTTGTGTTGACTCGGTGACAATATGTGTTATAATTAGAAGGAAGACAACTAGCTAGAGGGTATGAAGTACATTCTTTACGACGATAGATCCCAATTTATCGGTAAATTCCATTCAGTTTACGAACTAAGGAAATTTTTATGTGATCGTAAGTATCAAATTGACTGCGATAGAGATATATCATGTACTTTTGACTACATTAAGTCTATCAAATGGTTTTTTGATATAGAAGAATGACTCAGCAAGAGATATCTGACGTTTTCTATGCTCTCAAATCACAAATTGAAGCATTAGAGACCCGCCTTAATAGTATGGAGCTTCTTATGAAGCGACCAAATAAGGAAAATTATGAAAAATTAGTAGACGTAGTACTCGAACATGACGAAAAACTCAACAAACTTGATCGACTCTAAGATTTATCACATCTATTGGGAAGATAGATGTATAATGAGAGCATTAGACGAAGATACTTTCCAAGAAACTTGGCAAAATCTGATGTGGACTTATAATACGGAACTAAATTATGTCGAAATTACCGTTAATGAGGACGGAGATCTCGCAATTACCGAAAGTTCATACTGAAAACCAAAAAATCGCGTCGTTGCATCCGCACGACGAACTAAATAATTGAAAAAAGACCTATGGAAGCAGAATTTCTATTACTTGAAGGAGAATTTACGATCCGTCAGGGCACAGAGTTGATAGATTATACTAGAATCTCCGATATTCCCGAAAAATTTGACCATGTAATTAAATTTTGTCCCAAAAACCCCGAAGAACCGCATGATGTTAGTGATCATGTCCATATGAGCAAGTTTACAGACTACCTACATATGTTACAAGCAAGAGAACAGAAGTAAATGCCCGCAGTAACCCGAAAAGGAGACGCAGACGTAGCTCATTGTACTGGTATGACCAGAAGTGGGGCATCATCTAACGTCTTTGTTAATGGAATTGGTATCTCTCGACAGGGAGACAACAATACAACGCACCTACTACCAGGTGACCCATGCCCTCCACACTCAGCAGCGATTGCTTCTGGGAGTAGCACCGTATTTGTAAACGGTAAAGGATGTGGTAGAGTAGGTGATGCGACATGTACATCAGTCGCAGCAGGATCACCAAACGTATTCGCAGGATAAAATTATGGCAATGACATGGAACACTGGAAACAGTATTGAATCGAAACCAAAGAAAACAGCACAAGGTCGTGGTCAACACACGAAGTATAGTGCCACATCAAGGAACGCTAAGAAGAAGAGGTACCGTGGGCAAGGCAAATAGAATTAAAGACGGTGGAAGGAACGCAAATATCCCTGTAGACATGTCAGATCACTTCTATGATCATGGTAATGAGCATTGTAGATACCTAATTACTGATCCACGTAGTGATAGACAAGGGAAGAAGAGAAAACCTTTTGAAAAACGTGTCTAAATAACTCTTGAGGCAATATACATTGTTATATGACGAGTTCGGGTGCTCTACCCAGTCGTGCGTTTAGGGATTTTGACTTATCTTTTAGAAAGAATCCGATAACTGGCGACGTTAATACTTTAAAGAACGAGAATGCTATCAAGGAAGCTGTAAAGAACATTGTTCGATACAACTTTTACGAGAAACCATTCTTGCCGAATTACGGTGGCAACATAACTGGAGCATTGTTTGAACTATTTGATGCAGGCCAATCATCTCTTATCGAAGAACAGATAAAGAACATAATCAATCTATACGAACCACGTGTTGTATGCTATAGAGTGATTAGTAGATTCAATGAAAGAGACAATGACTTACAGGTTGAGATATATTACCTAATCACAGGTCTACCTAATGTGATCGACAACTTAGAAGTTATACTGAAGCGATAATGGCACTTACCAAAGTCAACTCGTTAGAATTTAACGAGATTAAAGCACAACTCAAAGCATATTTAAAAGGACAGTCGGAATTTAGCGACTATGACTTTGAAGGATCCTCTCTGTCCACACTATTAGACGTACTTGCTTATAACTCATACTATTCTTCTGTCAATGCTAACCTAGCAATCAATGAGAACTTCTTAGACACTGCAGTTTTAAGAGAAAACGTAGTAAAGTTAGCTAAACTAATAGGATATACCCCAAGGAGTGCTAGAAGTGCCCGTGCGACCTTTACAGTGGTGGTACAGACGATATATGGCACAGGGTCTAATGGTAGAGGGTACCCAGAATCAGTACAAATCAACAAAGGAGTATTTACATCCTTTACAGGGGAAGGTGGAACTAACTATATCTTCTCTATACCTAAAGATTTAATCGTATCTGTTAATACACTAGATGGTAAAGCAACATTTAATGATGTATTAGCATACGAAGGAATATTCATCACTGATACTTTCGTTAAGACGGAATCAGAAAGACAAAGGTTCGTACTAGGCAACCTCAACGCTGATACGTCAGCTATGACAGTCGAGGTGTCACGTGGAACTATCACTGATGCATATTTACAAGCAACAGACATAACAAGTGTAAGCAATATTAGTAAAGTCTTCTTCTTAGAGGAGTCAGAGAGCAAAAAGCAAGAGCTAGTGTTCGGTGATGGTATCCTAGGTGAAGCATTAGTCAACGGTGACGTAATAGAAGCAAGATACCCAACATCTATAGGTGCTGCACCCAATGGATTGACTGGTTTCTCTTTTGCGGGCACAGTTAAGGACTCCCGTAACGCTCCTATCACTTCAGGTATCTCATTAACACTGGATATACCCCCTGATGGCGGTGCACAACCAGAAACCATTGATAGCATCAAGTATGCTGCACCTAAGTTCTATAGTAGCTTCGGTAGAGCAGTGACTACTAAGGATTATGAGGTAATCATCCCTCAGATCTATCCTAACGTCCAATCTATTGTCGCTTTTGGTGGTGAGGAAGCAGATCCCCCTGAATACGGTAAAGTTATTGTTGTAATCAAACCCAAGAACGCAGATCGTCTGTCTATATCAGAAAAAGATGCAGTAGCAAAGAAAATCCGTTCTTATTCTGTAGGAGCAGTGGAACCTAAGATCATGGATCCATCAGTTGTCTACATTGACTTAGCAACTTACGTTTATTTCAACCCAAATAATACAAGAAGGTCTCAAGAGGATATTAAACAGATTATCTACAGAACTTTGGAGACAGTTAACTCTTCTGCCGAGTTTAACAAGTTTGGTGGTAAGTTCAAATACTCTAAAGTCGGAAAAGTGATTGATGAGGCAGAACCATCTATCACATCCAACATTACAAAAGTGAAAATGCGTAAAAACGTAACTATTTCACTAAATCAGAGATTTAACTACAAAATTTGCTTCGGTAACAGAATAAACGCACAGTTGGAGTCACCAACTCTAGAAACTAATGGTTTCAAACGTGCGGATGGTGGAAACCAAGTGTATTACCTCAATGACGATGGATTAGGAACAATCCGTCTCTATTATGTGACACAGGATGGTTCAAAACAGTACATTGGTGGAAACTGGGGAAATATTGATTATCACATGGGAGAAGTGACGATCAATGACCTTGTTATCACTGAAGTAGTTAATTCTGCCGACAACTTAATCCAATTCTCCGTGACTCCTGAATCTAATGACATTGTTTCTCTCAGAGAGACCTATTTGACATTGGGTATAGATAATCTAGTTGTTAATGTAATTGATGATGAAATTTCTAGCGGTAGTAATACCTCTGGAACAGGTGTAGTACCAGAATCAAGTTATAGTTAGTAATGCCAGCTGAGCAGTCGTCGTGGAAAGTTGCGTCGTGGGTCACACCTCAAACTGAGGTTACAGTAGACCCGATTGATGCATCGGTTTCGCCAGAATCAAGAACTAAGATCTCGGATAGACTAGAGGAACAGATACCTCAGTTTATTAGGGATGATTATCCTGACTTCATACAATTTATCAAGTATTACTATCAAGCACTGGAGTTGAAAGGTAACCCAGTTGATATAATACAGAACCTAGATGAATATTATAACATAGACCGCCTAAACGACCTCGTAGAGTCGACTACAGCGTCCTCTGGGATCACTATTGACTCAACAGTCATTGACGTAGGAAATACTAGAGATTTTCCAAAAGAAGGTCTCTTAATGATAGACGAAGAAATCATATACTATAAGAGTAAGGGACAAACACAATTTATTGACTGCGTTAGAGGTTTTCATGCCACTACCAAGGTAGGTACACTCAAAGAGTACACCTTTAGTGAGTCGACACCTGCAACCCACGAGTTTGGGTCGACAGTTGTTAACCTAAACAACCTTTTACCTCTATTCTTACTACAGAGGTTCAGAGATCAGTTTGCTGAGTCATTCCCAAGTAAGTTTGCTCCTCAGATACAACAATCAACAGTTACTAAGCGTCTTAAGGACTTTTATGCTTCTAAGGGTACATCAAGGTCATTCAAATACTTGATGAGAGTGCTCTTTGGTGTAGAGGCAGTTATTGAGTACCCCAAAGACAGAATATTCAAACCATCTGATGCATTCTATACTGTAAGAGAGATAATTCGTGCTACAGCGATAAGCGGAAACCCTGTAGAACTTACAGGTGAAGTATTGTTCCAAGAGAACGATCCAAACGATACAAATGTAAACTCCGCACGTATATACGTTAAATCTGTAGTTGAGGTGTTCACCGAAGATGGAAAGATCTATGAGTTGGACGTTGATACGGAAAATGGAGCAGGAGACTTCACAACTCCGTACAAGACGCTCTTATCTGAAGACGTAAGCTCCAACTTGAGCGAAAATGTCGTAACAGTCGACTCTACTATCGGATGGCCAGAAATAAACGGATCTATTCGTATAGATGACGAGATTATCAACTATACAGACAAAACAGTCACCCAGTTCCTAGGATGTGCCCGTGCGAGGCAGGATACAGTCTCTGCTCCCCATATTGCGGGATCTGAGGTAACTTCTTCCTATGAAATCTTCGGATACAGCAATAGAGACGGATCTAAGATTAGTTTGACCGTATTTGGTGGTACTAGAGGTATAGACATTGTAGATGGGGGAAAATATTACTTACAGGACTCAAAAGTCACCACACCATCAGAACCAGGCTTCGATGCGTTAGATCCTATCTGGAATAGTTTTATATACAACGTTAAGAAGTTATTGAACGGAACATCGCTCACTTTAGACGTTCCATTGAGTGATGGTAGTGTTGTAGCAAATATTACGACTGAGCAAGAGCATGGATTGAGAAGAGAAGACACTGTTGTCATATTGAATGCACCAGAGGACGTATACAACGATACATTCACTGTACTGGGTGTCAGCTCCAATACTACGTTCAGTATCCTGATTCCTAGCACTCCCATCCGTGGAGTAGACGTAGGATTCTTAGTTACACGAGAATTTGCTAAATCTACGTCAACTGATACATCTATACGTCTAGGATTAGAAGATACACCGTCTGATGTACAGAATGTCTATAAATCTACAGAACACGCCATCATAGCGTCACCAGGTGTACCAAGTCATGAAATAGGACCTTTCCACTCGGATGACCTAGATCCTGGCAACCAGAGATACTTAAAACGTATTCCTCTCACTACAATCACCAAATCTATCAAAACTCCGTCTCCTGTGGGTCAAGTTGGTATTGGTGTCAACGGTGTACCGTTTTTCTCATATAAGTCAAACGATACGAAACTATTTGGTGGTGTAAGCTCGATTACTGTTGTAAATGCGGGATCTGGTTACGATATCACTAATCCACCGATTGTAGAGTTTGAACCACTCCACGCAAGAGATACAGCGTTCTTCCTTAACCAAAGAATTAGAAATAGTCTAGGATACAGATATAGAAACTTAGGAAGTGGTAAAACCGCAGAAATAGGTTCAGAACCTACACATACAAGTACTACACCCGCACAGGACGGAGGATGCCTCTGGGAGTTTGAGGGAATCTCTGCTCAGGCAACTGTAAGCGTATCTGGTTCACTATTTGCGGTAAACGTAGATAATGGTGGATCTGGTTACACATCAGCTCCTACAGTTGGTATTGTTGGTGGTGACCCCACAGTTGAGGCATCAGCGACTGCTACAATTACAGCAGGGGAGATAACTGCTATATCAGTGTCCGCATCTGGGTCAGGTTACCAATCTGTACCTACAGTGGTTATATCTGGTGGTGGAGGAGAAGGTGCGTCTGCTTCTGCGGTTGTTCGTGGTGGATTGGAAGCTGAAGGAATAACAATCACAACTGCGGGTACAAACTATAGCGAGAGACCAAATATCACTCTAGTATCTGGATCTGGTGCTGTTGGTTACCCATCTATCGTAAATGGTAGAATTGTATCTATTATTTTGACATTTGGTGGTAGTAACTACTATGGTGCTCCTGATGTCGTTATTAACGGAGATGGAGTCGGTGCTGT